TATCCATCCTCTTGAGCTTCTCTGATTTGACTATCATTGTAACCAGCATTACGTAAAATACTTCTATTCATTAAACTAATTCCACTTCCATCATCTGTAGGAAAATTTAATGCGTCAGCACGTAGATCATTTACTTTAAAAAAATTTAAATTTGGATCTAAAGGCACTGCATCATCATTATAAAAATTAATACCAGTGTCATCCATTTGACCTGGAGGATTCATCATTTTATTTATTTGATCTGGAGTAAAACTTTTCGCCATCTCTTGATTTAGAAATATGTTTCTATCTACATTATATAAATCGTTTAGGTTAGGAAATTTAGATAATGTATCTATGTTACCAGACAAATTAGATAATGTACTTAATATACCGTTTTGTGTAACATTGTTTTGTGGAACGAAGTCTGGAACACCTTCTGCTTGATTACTAAAATCAAGATCTGGTCTTAGATCAGCTTCAGTGTTTTCAGTAATACCCATAAGTGATTTTAAACCAGCAAGTCTTTCATCTAAATCAGTATCACTATAATCTCCATCAGGATATTTTCTATCTAATGTATTTTGTATCGTATTAATTCTATTAAGATTAATTCTGTTTTGTCTAGCTTGTTCATAAGCTGCTTGAGTTGGATATCCAGTTAATCTCATTCTCATTGCTGGACTATTAAAATTTCTCAGAAAATTATATCCTGGTATTGCATTAAATATTCCACCAAAAAATTCTCCAACTGTAGGAAGTCTTTTCTTAGGACCTCCTGTAAATCCAGGATTTGTTTTTTGTACATTTCTAATAAATTCATCTCTCGAATCTCTTCCTCTATCCCCACTTACAAAACTTGTTGTAAACTTATTATCTGGTCCTTTTATTCCGCCACCTTTAACAGCTCCAGTTGCAGTTTGTTTTGCTGAGTATTGTTGTCTGCTTTCATTACCTGAAAAAGGACTACTTTTTTTAGGTGCGGAAGGTTTATTTCTAGATCTTATTTGTCCTCTGTTTCGGTCTGGAATAGATCCTCTGTTATAACTTATTCTTTTATCTATTGTCATTATCTTCTACCATCTGGTTTTATATCAACACGTAATGTGCCATAACGCCAAGTTTCT